GACGCCGCGGCGCGCGACGTCGGTCTCGTTCGGGGAGAGCACGGCGTACGAGCCGCCAGAGCGCGCCGCTCGCCACGCCGCCCAGAGCGAGGCGCTGGCTTCGGAGCTGCAGTGCAAGATCTGCCACGAGATCGCGGACGCGCCCATGTTCAGTGCGTGCTGCCCGCAGGCCACGCAGTTTGGGTGCATCTGCTTCGGGTGCATGTACAGCTTCCTGCAGCTCGACGAGTCGCCGGAGAGGCGCCGGCACATCCCGGGGTCGTGGAGCCCGTCGTGCGCGCACAAGCAAACGTGCCGGATCGGGCGCCGCGCGAGCGTCCTGGAGAACTACCACGCCTCCGTCGCGACCGTCGACCGGCTCCGCGATCACGTGTCGGACCGGTCGCGCTGCTTCGCGTGCCACTGCGAGTTCACGACGACCGCGGCGCTCCGCCGGCACCTCGAGGTGTGCGGTGAGCTCAAGGAGCAATGCCCGCTCGACTACTGCACCTTCTACGGCACGCGGCGCCAGCAGGAGCGGCACTACCGGGACGTGCACGACATCGTCGTCTGCCCGTGCTGCGACGACCGCGTGAGGGTGCCGAAGTGGGCGGAGCACTGCGCCGCGCACGTGGCGGACCTCTCCCGTCTGCAGCTGTCGCACTCCGGGGCTTGGTTGGTCGGCCCCGACGGGCACACAGTGCGCAAGACCAAGGTTTGAAAAAAAAATAACAGACGTCATCCAAACCAAAAAAAAAAAAACGACCGACAGCGCACGCATGGGAATCAGGGCCGACCAAAAAAAGGGGGTTTGCTACGAGTGGGTTTTCGCGCTTGACGTGACACAGTCGATGCGCCCCGAGATGGATCTCGTCCTCCGCTCGCTGGATGGGTGCGTCGCGCACCTGCAAAAGCTGCAGGTGAGCGTGCGCATCGGTCTCGTGGCCTACCGCGAGTACGGCGAAACCAAAGGCACGCCGTTTCCGGACGGAATCGTCGATGTGGTCGACCTCGGCGCGCCGGGGCGCGTCCGGGACGCGCTCAAGCGCCTGAGCGCCGCTGGCGGCGGCGATCGCGCCGAGCCGACGGAGAAGGCGCTCCAAGTGGCGTGCAGCCTCGGCTGGACGCCGCCGAACGCCGATGGCGAGCGGATCCGCGATGGAGAGACGGTGCAGTGCGGGCTCGTCGTCGTCACGGACGCCCCGCCACACGGCCTCGGCGACGTCGGGGACAAGCACCCGCAGGCCGCCACCGATTTCGTGGCGCAGGTGAACACGCTCGCGTTGATGGGCATCCCATGCCACACGCTGGGGATTCGCGACTTCCAAGACTCGCACGTCGCCGCGGGGGCGTACCAACTCGCGGCGTCGCGCACCAATGGCCGACTCGTGCGCATGGAGAACCTCTTCCGCACGGCCAACGACACGGACGCGATGAGGCAGCAGCTGGTCAAGTTCTTCTGCAACACGATCCTGATCGAGATTGAGATGGAGAACATCGTCGCGCAGCTGGAGAGCATGGAGTTGCCGGACACGTCGCCGGACGCGATCGGCGAGATGGCCGAGGCCATGCTCGCCGAGCGGACGCGCGCGTTGGGCATCGACTCGCTCGACGGCGACGAGGTGTGCTTCCGGTCGCTCGGTGGCTTTGTCGACGAGTCCTTCGCGTCGGTCCGCTCCGCCTCCGAGTTCTCGGAGCAGATCGCAAAGACCAATGTGACGGCTCTGTGCCGCGACGCGGCGTGCGTCGATGCCCCCCCGACCCTGCGCTCCCTCGGCGCGGCGCACGAGGAGGGCGTCGCCTACACCTCCCTCGCCGCGGACAAGGACGACACGGCCGTGTACCGCTCGGCCGGCTCATATGAGGCGTTCGACGACCCGGAGACACGCCGGCCTCCTCCCGAAGGCCCTACCTCCTCACCGAAGAAGCAGCGCACCGAGCCCGCGTTCCAGACGCACACCAACGCGCAGCGCATGAGGGCGCGCGTCGCGCGGTGGCTCAAAGCCTAGACGGGAGCTCCGAGAGCTCTGCCGCGGAAACGAAGCCGGAGAGACACTTTTTAGTGTCAATGTTGCAGAATGCGGGGAGCGTTGGTAGTTCTCTACACAGTTCAGCGTTTGCATCGTGACGTCGGCAGTCCTCGACGCCGAGAATGGGAGGCTTCTCTGCGCGACATACCTGGAGCTGGTCATGCGACGCCTTCTCGCCGTCGATCACGAGGACAAGGCGCTCCATGCCGTCACGACCCTTTTCGTCCTTGTTTTTTCTTTTTGAAAATGGTACGGTGAAAAAAAAAAGAGGGGTGCGTTGACACGTATCACACGAGAAATTTCGATGCTACGACAGGGAAACGGGGGGGGACTGATGGACGATGACGGAGGCACTGTCGTTTCCGCCGCGGACATGATACACTTCAAGTTCCTAGCGAACCCGACCGTCGTCGACGTGACGGACGTCGACGCCGTGGACGTGGAAGACGCGACGTCCCCGATACGCGATGCCGCCGCCCCCTCGTTCCCTACGATCACGCCGGAGGACGAGGCCACCTCGTTCGGGCTGTTGGCGGACGCCGCGTCCTTGCCGAGGACGCCCGTTGCGGCCTCGCGCGCCGCGACGCCACAGCCCTCCGTCCCGTCGACGCCAGAGCGTGCGCCGTCGCCGCTCCCGCCGGCGCCGACGTCGCCTGCCCCGCTCCCGGACACGCCCGATGTGGCGCAGGACCGCGCGGCGCCGCCTGCAAACGACGCACCCATGTCGGCTGAAGAGGAGTTGCTTGCGAAGCGGACGGTGCTGCTGGACCTCGCGCGGCTCGAGGCGTCGGGCATCAAGCTGACCAAGGAGTGGACTCAGGACGACTCGCTAGAGGACATGACGCTGGAGATGCGGCGTCACGTCCTGATCGAGGACGAGCGTGCGAACGTGTCGATGATGCGCGACGGGCTCCGGATGCTCGTGACCGGGATCGAGGTCGTCAACAAGAGATTTCGCGTCCTCGACCTCGACGGGTGGAGCGCGGAGGCGACGCGGGACCTCGACAAGCACGACGCGAACCTCGCCAGGATCTACCGCAAATATTGGAGGCGCGGATCTAGCAGGAACCCGGAGATGGAGATTGCGATGTCGCTCTTCGGAAGCATGGGCATGTACCATCTGAAGTCCAGCATGGGCAAGCACCTGCTTTTTCGAAGCGGTGGCGGCGAGGGACGGCCCGCGGCGGGACCGTCTAGACCGCTCTTCCGGCGCGCGGCCCGCAAGCCGGCGAAAGAGAGCCAGCCTGACGACTCCTCCACCGACGAAGAGGAGGCGCCGCGTTAAGTCCACGGCGTCTCTTTTTTTGGAAGTTCTCTGAGCATCGCTGACCGACATGCCCCCTCCGCTTCCAAAGAGCCTGATCCCCGCTCCTGCAGAGACGTCCGCACGGCCGCCCGAGCCGGCGCCAGCGCCCGAGCCGGCGCCGGCGCCGGCGCCCGAGCCTGAGCCGGCGCCCGAGCCGGAGCCGCCGCCCGAGCCTAAGCCCGCGGGCGGGGCCGGCGTCGATGCGGGCGTCGCACTTCTGACCGTACGAGAGCTGAAACAACGATGCGCCGATCGCGGCCTGCCCACGCAAGGTAGGAAGCAGGACCTGATCGCGCGCCTGATCGCCTAGAACGCGCGCCGACGCCACACGGAGAGCCTGAGCCACCGCTCCCGCTGCGGTATGGTTTCGGCGCGGCGAGGCGGCGGAGGAGGCGCCGGTGCGTCGCGCGGATCGCGCGGCGGCGCTGGTCGCGCGCCTCCTGAGCCTGCACCGCAATTGCACGGCATCGTTTTTTTTTTTTTGTTGCGCATAGGGAAAAAAAAAAAATGACGGCGGCTGTGGCGGCGCGACGGCAAGGCGTAGGCCTCGTCATGGCCACGGCAGCAGCCCTCGCACACTTTTGGATCGGCTTCACCGTCTCTCACCTCGTGCGCCTCGCCATCCTGTCGACGGGATGGCATCGCCGGCCGTGCTCGCTTGCCCATCTTGCATCGCTCATCTCGCTCCTCGTCGTCGCCATCCACCTCGCGGCGACCGGGGTGAAGCTCTTGCTCTCGCACCTCTCCTCGTCGATCGTCAACCTTCTCAAGCTCCAGTACGAGGACTACACGCTGCGCCTGAGCTCCGGCGTAGCGCTCGCGTTTGCCGTGGGCGCCGCGCAGCCGGAGCTCAGGGACGCTGCGGCGAAGCTAGGGGCGATGCTCACGCCGAAGGGGCTCCTCTGAGATCCATGTTTTTTTTTTTTCCTTTCGTGAAAAAAGAGAAAAAATCTGGAGAAAAAAAAAATGGACCTGACCGTTCTGGGCTCCGCAAAGATTTCGCTCGCCGCGCAGTTTTTGATCAACCTCGTCACGTTAGGAACGTTGGCGTTCGTCGAGACGCCGGACGACCTCCGGCTCATCGTCGCGCTCGAAGCCAGCGTGCAGCTCGTCGAGTTCCTATGGTACGCGACCGCGGTGTACCGCAAGCGCGAGATCGTGACGTCGTCGCGCTACATCGACTGGATCATCAGCACCCCCACGATGCTGCTGACGTCCATCCTCTTCTACCGGCTGCGCGCCGGCGAGGACGTGGTCGCAACGTTCCCCGAACACGCGGGACTGCTGGTGGCGGTGGTCCTCTTCAACACGGCCATGCTCCTGTGCGGCCTGGCCATCGAGTACAAGCTCGCGAGCATCTACTCCGCGGGCCTGGCCGGCTACGCGATGCTCGTCGTCACGTTTGTGATCGTCGCCACGTTCGTTCCGCAGGGGGACACGCTCTCAGAGACGCTTCACTACGCGACGTTTATCGTCTGGAGTCTTTACGGCGTCGCGATCGCGCTCCCCTACGCACCGAAAAACATCGCCTACAACCTACTAGACGTCGTCTCCAAAAACTTTTTCGGCATCTTCCTTTTTGTCTACGCACTGGCGTGACGCGCCCTGGCGCCGTGGTCCGCGGCGCACCATGAGGACCTGATTGTTGGATAGCAACTTCCCGGCGGCGAAGACAGCCCACGAACCATCGGCCCCGACGAGCGCCACGGCGCGCCGAAACATGCGCGGCCGGAAGGTGTCGCTGGCTAGCCAGTCAGACGCGCGCAGCCTGAGGAAGCGCCCGCGCGGCACGCGCGGCACGAGCATCAGGATGCGCGCGCCGTGCCATTTTTTTTGGGCGTCCGCGTGCATCTCTCGTCAGCGCGTGTCGAAGAGGTCGCGCCGCTCCTGCTGCCGCCGCCGCTCTCGGCTCTCCTGGCTTGGGCGCACGTAGGCTAACGTCGGGCGCGTGGTCGTCTGGGCCTGGGAGTACATGAACGACTCCTCGCGCTCCGGCGGGAGCGCCTCGCGCGGCGGCGCCTCCGTCACCGGCTCGGTCCCGTGCCCGGGCGTGGGAACGGCGTACGCCGGGGCCGCCTCGGCGCCGGGGAAGGGCGCGGCGTCCGCATCGGGGATCGCCCGGCACGCGGCGGCGCTGCGGTCGCGGGGGCGAGGCGGAGGCTCCATCGGCGCCGCCCGGCGGCTCCAGTCGACGATGCAGAGGGCGCCTAGGACGAGCGCGATCACGGAGTACGGGATCTGCAGATAGGCCAGAGTGACGATGAGCGCGCATGCCGCGAGCAAGTCCATGTCGTCGCGCATCCTGCCACAGGTCTTCGTTTTCTCTCTCTCCCTCCTTCTTGCAATAAAAAAAAAAATT